ATCCTCGTCATCGTCGGCGTACATAGCGTCTTCGTTGTCCTCGCCGTCCTTTCGCTTCATATCGCGTCCGGCTTCGGCCATTGTTTCATCAGTATCGCCATCGTCGTCGATGTCGGGGAAATCAAGTTTGCCTTTGGGTTTGTCATCATCCATACCCATCATACCGGCGTCTTTTTCTTCTTTGTCTTTCTTGTCGTCTTTCTTGTCTTCGTCATCCAACTTCTTAGAAAGGCGCTCAAGCACATTTTGTAGTTCTGTCATCGTATTTGTCACGTTATCACCTGTGTCCTCCTTGAGAATTCTAAATTGCGCTTCGGGGTTGATACCCTTCTCACAAATTGTTACCTCATGGAGTTCCATGCGACGGATTTCACGGTAGTCACCGCGCACAGCGTCGCTCTTATTGACACGCTCAAAGGCTTGACCGCCAATTG